CTGTTGATAGTCCCTAGCCTGTATCGGTTTTCCTCCCGCATGTAATTTGAGAGCTTCCGTAAGTTTTTTAACATCTGTTTCTTCTCCTATATCTGGAATGTTAATGTCTAAATCGTATTCAAGTGTTTCTGCAAACTCTTTTAAGTAGGGCAGAAGTCCTACATATAATTCTTTCTTGTATAAACTGTATAGCCTTGCTTTACCATCCCACATTCTGTTTCTATATAGTGGCATAAACTTTGCACCAGGAACATCAAAGGTAAAGAAGTCATTCAGTTCTTGGTCTGTGCTAAGATCTGTTTTTATTTTAAGATATACTTCGTCTTTTTTTGTTACGCTAATAGCCATTTAGGATAGTCTCTGTTCGTGTATTTCGCGAACTCTACTTTGTATTTTTTGTAATACCTACGATAAGATTTTACTACACTCTTACCTTTAACATCATCAGGCATAGCAAGTGGTAAGTTCATATCTACCATTGATGCATGTTCTATATTTTTAGGTGGGTGTATAAGTAAGTTTTTCAATTTTGTTTCTGTTAGATGTTCCCTACCATACCTGTGAGTGTATTCCTCACATAACCTAGACCATAGATTATACAGGTAACGATAATTGGCATCACTGTTTCTAGTCCATATACCATCTGGATGATTGATGTGGCTGGCCTTGTATAAAGTATTTTCCATTTGGGCATTAGGGTGTAACCATCTCTTGATTCGTCTGCCTGCTGCTGTTCTGTCTTCATATAAATCTCCGTCTAAGACTCTGTGTGCTGTGGACATAAGTTGTGCATACTCAATAACCATTTTAACCACATGTTTATCACAGTGCATTTCAGCACATATAGTAGGATTTTCATGTAGTAAGAATATGTTCATTATAAGACTCCACTTGTAAACTTACTCCATTCAATAGCATTCTTAATATCAAAAGACCTACTATTAATAGAGCGCATAATATAATCTAATTGTGTAAGACATGCCTCAATGTATTCTACTTTGTCATTCATCTTAATAACATCAGGGTCAGAGTCTAAATACTCATTCATCTGATTATTCAATGGGGCATTGCCTAAATATTGTTCCCAACCTAATTTGTTTAGTTCTTCTTGTGTTAGTTCTCCTCGGAAGTATCTCCACTTCAAACGTCTTAAGGATAATAAGTTGGATTTGTTCTTTCGTAATTGTAACTTGAACGTGGTCAACATGTTCAAATATTTAGCGTGTAGTTCTGGGATTTTTGTAGACTCCTGTCCGAGATTCAACTCGTCGAGTTTACAATCGTCCTCCCACATTTCTTGTATTTCGTTCAATGTTATCATAATATAGTCTATTGTAAGCTCTTACATAGTAAGAGTCAAGTTGTTGTAATACCAATTTAACTTCCTGAGGAACCAATGTCAATAACATAATCTCTATATCTAAACATAGCAACACCTACCATATAGTCTGTGTTACCTGAGGATATTTCAAAATCTAATCCTGCTAAGCTAGTAGGAAATGCGTCCCTAAATGTAATTTTGGTAATTGGATTGTTGTTTGAATCCAACATAAACAAAGTGGCGTCTGAATATTGCCCTAATGATTGTTGTTTTTGTGGATTGATGTCAGGGAATCTATAGTTTTGTTTAGTCCCCCATTCTTTATATTGTTTTCTGTCTTCTGGAAAACCTAGACCAATCAACCAGTCATATAGTTCTTTATAGTTTAACATGTTTTCTTGTATTAAGAACCTAATCATTAAAGAACCAAATTGTAATTTGTCTCCTGGGTGTGGTATGTCTACCAATGGTGTTGCTTGATCTGCTGGTGGTAAATTAATTTCAGGTATGTTAGCTGCCTGACAAAAATAACTAACGTTAGGAAGATTGTGTATCATAAATTTAAACGCATTGGGTCTCATGTAATCCAGTTCGCCTGGATTATTAGCGCTAAACGATGCTTCCGTTACGTTGACTATTTTTGTTGTCATCTACCTTGTCCTCTATATTTTTTGTGACTTCTTTTTTTATGTTTGTTCATCGTGGACATAGAAATTTTTGTGCTTCTACCTCTGCCACCTTGTCCTTGTGATGAACATTTTCTTGTAGGCGTAATGCTTACATAATTTGTTACTCTTGCCATAATATACTCCTATAATTCAAAACTAGCAGATGTGCCGCAACCACATGAGCTAGATTCATTAGGATTCATGTATATAAACTGTTGATTCAATCCTTGTTTCTTCCAATCTATAACTGTTCCTTTTAAATATTTCTCTGATATAGGACAGACCCATAGTTTAAAATCTTCAAAGTCTAATTCTATATCTCCTTCTTGTGGTTCGTCTGCATAGTCAAATACATAACTAAATCCTGCACACCCACCACCTAGTAAACTATATCTTACACCTTTTTTATTCTCTTCTGCTAGTCTTTCAATAACTTTCTCTCTGCCTATAGGCGTAAAGTCAATCATACGACTAACTGTTTGAATAGGTATAAAACTATTTACTGTCATTCTTTTTAGTAGCTCCCATTTGTTCTAACCAAGTAGTGTTTCTTCCTGCTTTCTTTTCTTCCCAATCCTGAATAGCTCTTTTAATACTATCTTCTGCTAATACAGAACAATGTATCTTAATAGGTGGTAAATCTAGTGCTGTTGCAATATCTTTATCCTTTATTTCTTTTGCCTCTTGGATTGTAAGACCTGTTAGCATTTCAACAAACATGCTTGAACTAGCGATAGCAGAACCACAACCATAGGTTTTAAACTTAACATCTAAAATTCTATCTGTTTCTGGGTCTAACTTTAGATCTAACTTCATAACATCACCACAAGCAGGTGCGCCTGTAAGTCCTGTAGCTACATGTGGGTCGTTAGGGTCAAACCTACCTACTCCATGTGCTGCTGGATTGTTCGTTACTTCTTCAAATCTTTTTACTACTTCTTTACTATAAGCCATAAGTCCTCCTAGTAATAGTATTTATAATACTTTCTATCTAACCAGAAGTAAAGTAGGTATAATACCAAAGTAATAAATAATAGTGTCCAATACAGGACATGACACACACAGGAGAAAATTATGTCAAACAAATCAGGGTTCGAGATCAGAGCCGACTTACTAGGACAAGCACAAGGCTTGTTAGAAATGAATATCGAGAGAGAAAATAGCGCTGTCTTCTCACACAATGAGTCATTCCCAAATGATAAAAAACCATTGGGTAATCAATTTGTGTCTGTAGAAGAAGTTATTGCTACTGCGAGACAGTTAAACGAATTCGTGACCGAGAAAGGTCAATATCAATTAGAACCTAAATCTTAAGTTCATAAAAAAGGGCTACTGTTGTAGCCCTTTTAAATTCCAATGAATGGACGTCCTTAATTTACATTAAGTTAGAAACTTTTACGCTTCTGTAATACTGGTTTCTGTCTGCAGTAAATGAATCTGCATCAGTATCGCCGTTTGCCTTCATTACGAATGGGTTAGCAATCATGCCATACCTAGTTTTGAAACCAATTTTAGGTTGGAATGTGCTTGGGTCAATAGCCCTTACCATTTGTAAAGGAACATATGGACAATAGAATAGACCAGCGTCATAAGGGCTTGTGCCTTTATAACCAACAACATAGAACTGGCTAGCAGCTCCTGTGTTTGCTGAATAAGGGTCAATGTAGACTCTGTAACGGCCGTTTAACACACCAGCGAATGTATTACCTGTGTCATCAACATTCAAGTTAGTTGATAATGCTGGGGCGTAATCAAGAACACCAGCCATCGCTAAAGCACTTGCAACATCTGATGAACAGATGATGAAGTTACCTTTACCACGCCTTGTGTCTTGTGCAATTACGTTTGCATCACGTTCGATATTGAATAAAAGACCTTTAAATCTTTCTACTGACCATCTACCGTTACTGTCGACATCTAAGTCAAATGTTCCAGCTGTAGCAGTTGAGGCTGAGCCTGTTTTTGCTACTTTGTAAATAGTTCTAATAACCTCACGGTTAATCTCAGCTAAAATTTCTTGTGAAAGAATGTTGCTTAACTCGGACTCTGCGTCTAAACCATGAATAGCTTTCAAGTCTTGTGCAAGTTCAACAGTATATTCTGCTTTAAGTGCTCTTGACTTAGCTGTTACAGTAGTTTTCTCGATTGAGAAAGCCATTTCGTTGAAGGACTTGCCAGATGTACCTAAGTTTTCTGACTCGTCTGTTCTCATACCTTGACCAACATCATAAGCAACCTGAGTTGCGTTTG